GCATTGAGGAGATGTACCAGCAGGGCAATCAACATCGATTGTTCGTGCCGTGTCCGCATTGTGAAGAAATGCAACGGCTGGAATGGGACAACCTCTATGCCGATGTGGGGCAGCGCAAGGCATGGATGGTCTGCACCGAGAATGGCTGCATCATTGAGGAACACGCCAAACCATGGATGCTGGAACGGCATGAATGGAGACCGCAGTCGGAAGGCGATGGCGAAACCTGGTCTTACGAAATCAGCTATCTCTACGCCCCATTAGGGTGGGATAGCTGGTGGAAGATGTACCAGGAACATAGCGACGCCGAAGAAGCCATGCGGCGTGGCGATGTGGAAAAGATGCAGGTGTTCAAGAACACTCGATTGGCGCAGACCTGGACGAACCGCGTCTCAAAGATTGAACCATCGAGACTTAAGGAACTGGCCGAAGACTATCGACGCGGAACGGCACCCGATCCAGTGACAGTCATCACGGCGGCGGCTGATATCCAGGCCAACCGCATCGAGTTGCAGATTGTCGGGTGGGGGCAAGGCGACAATGGCATGGAAGCCTGGTTGATTGATGCCTTCATCTTTTACGGTGATCCCACTCTGGGTGAAGTCTGGAGCGATCTTGATGCCGTATTGACGACGCCCGTGCAGCATGACAGCGGCGCATTGTTGGCAATCCGTGCCGTGTGCATCGACTCAGGCAATGGTGACAGCACTCAAGAGGTTTACGAGTTCATCCGCAAGCGGAAATCACGGGCAGTCTATGGCCAGCGTCAGACCGTGATTGCCGTCAAAGGCGCGTCGGTGTATCGCAAACCCATCATTGCCGGTAAACCGGGAAAGGTCGAATACAACCATCGCGGAAAACCCGTCAAGGGTGGGGCTGAAGTCTGGATGATCGGCACGGACACGGCCAAGGACTGGATCTTCAACCGGCTATCCCTCAAGGATAAGACCTTCATACACACCAGCAGTGATTTTGAGCTGGGTATTTACGAGCAGATTCTGAGTGAAGCCAAGATAACGCGCTATGAAAGCGGACGCATGAAACGCCGCTATGAACTCATCAAGCGCGGCAGTCGTAACGAGCAGCTCGATATGCTGGTTTACAACCTGGCCGCCGCGCATCATCTCGGCGTCCCGACCTATACCGAGCAGCGATGGATCAGGCTGCGTAACGAGTTCATCAAGACACCCATCCAGCCTGCTTTGGCGACCGAGACAGTGCCTCAGCGTTCCCCCGTCCGTCGCACATCAAGCGCCATTCTATGAAAATCGAAATCAAGGCCGACAGCCAAGCGGTACAGCAATACTTCGACAACCTAACGAAAAAGCATCTGCCATTTGCACGATTCATGGCCGTGAACCGAATCGCCATGGAAGTGAAGGAAGAAACCTACCGGCAGATGAAGGGATTATTTGACCGGCCAAGACCGGATTACACCTTGCAGTCGCTGGACGTGACCAAGGCCAAATATGCTGACTTCAGAAGCAAGAAGGAAGTCTCAGCCCACGTCGATGTGACGGATTACAAGGGCCAGGACAAATATATTGGGCACCATTTCAACGGCAGCATGGATCGTGAGTTCAAGCGTTTTGAATTTCGCCTGCACCACTCCAACATTCTGCCAAAAGGCATGATGGCGGTGCCGGGGCAGGGAATGCCGCTGGATCAATTTGGCAACCCTGACAGAACGCTGATATTGCAAATCTTGCGCTATTTGAAAGCCTTCAATTTTGTAGGCGACACCCAAAACATGACGGAAAAGACCAAAGACCGTTTCCGCAAAAAGGCCGGTAAATCCGCTGCCGGTGCTGGCTTTGAAATGATCGTGACCAATGGCAAGGGCCGATTCAAGCACCTGCACCCAGGTATCTACTTTCGTTATCAGTTTGCGTTCGGTTCATCACTCAAGCCCATGCTGATGTTTGTCCGGCGAACCAGAGGCTATCGCCGCCGCGTGTTCCTTGACGAGATTGGCGATCAGGTCATGCAGCAGAAGGGCATGGCCATCATCGGTGAGGAACTGGCCAAGGCCATTCTGAACGACAAGCCAACCAACAAGATTCTATCCCGCTAAACCACAACATGTAGTGCTTTACATATTGACAAACCACAACATGTAGTATAATCGGCGGAAATCTCACGAGGGTTTCCGCATGAACGCATTTCTAAAATGGGCCGCAATGCTGGTCATCGGGGCCATCACCGACCAGGCGCTCGACAAGGCCAACGTCGAACGCATCAAGAACTTCATCGTCGGGCAATCCAACGAAGCCATCAGCAACGCCATCAAGCACCAACGGGCGGCGGACCTCATCAAGGAATTGGCGGGCGACCTGGCCGATGTCGTGGTGGACTGGGTGATTCACACAGTTCTCTGGGTCGCCAAGGCAACCGGCCAGATTGAGAGCAAGCCATGACCACCAACACAGGCATGAATTGGCAAGCGGTGATGTGGTTAGCCATGTCAGCGATTACCGCAATGGAAACCGGGACCGAACGTCACGTGTTGCTGGGTGTTGCGATGGTGGTTATGGCCATCGTCGCTTGGCGTACCACTGGCAGCGGGCTGACTCCTAAGGAATCCGAAGAAATCCTCGACACGACCGCTGACATTCAGGACGTGCTGAAACAAGGCCGCGATGAAAATTAACCGCGCCGGACTGGACCTCATCAAGGACTTTGAAGGCTTACGGCTGATCGGCTATCGCTGTCCAGCAGGAATCCCGACCATCGGCTATGGCCACACGGGGCCGGAGGTCCGCGTCGGTCAGCGCATCACGCAAGCCCAAGCCGACGCCTACCTAGCCAACGATCTCACCCGCTTTGAGCGCGGCGTCCAGCAAGCCTTGGGCGAAACGCCCACCACCGAGAATGAATTTGCCGCGATGGTCAGCCTCGCCTACAACATCGGCCTGGGTGGCTTTGGCAAATCCTCTGTCCTGCGACATCACAAAGCCGGTCACCGGCTCCGCGCAGCTGCATCCTTTCTGTTGTGGGTAAAAGCCGCCGGCAAAACCCTTCCCGGCTTGGTCCGCCGCCGCAATGCGGAAAGGAAGTTGTACCTGTCATGAAAGACGAGTTCCTCACTCAAGTCATGATCGGGGTGCTGATTTCAGCCGTCTTTGCCTTGGGCCTGTCCGGCCTCCTGTATTGGATGCTGACGTGAAAGACCCCTATCACCAAATGATGGCCGAGGTGGTCGGGTACCTACTTTTTTTAGTCGTCTTTGTCATCGCCCTTGCATTGGCCGCCTGCGCCCCGGTGCAGATCGCGCCGAATCTCAAGTTACCCGCAACCAAAGCCTGCCCGACCTTGGTGATGCCGCCCATCGGCACCGACTGCCTGCTCGATATTCAAGGCGACAAAGTGACGGCCAACGACTGCGGCGACACGCTGTTGCGGGGCTATGTGCGGGCGCGATCCTTGCTCAAACCGGCTGCGGCTGTCAGTTCAAACCCGCCCTAATCAACCACCCGGACGCAGGCTATGGCAACACTCTCACCATCGAGGCTATCGGACAGTCAGGACTCATGGCTCACCTCACTTGTGAAATGGATACGGAGCAGAACAATGACTGACTGGCTGAAGATTCTCGGCACGGTGATGGCGGCGGTCTTCGTCGTCTGGAACATGGTGCAACAGCACGAATACCGGCTCAATTTGCTGGAGTCCGGTTTTAAGGAACATCTGGACAAACATGATGACCAGTATCGTGAAATCCAGAAATCACTCCGCGAGATTGATTTAACCCTGAGTCGGCTGACCGCCCCGCGCCCCTGATGGCCGATGACGCCGACCGCGCCCAGGAGTATCTCGACCGGGCCATGCGCCGGTATTACACGCGACCCATCACGCCACACGCGCAGTTCCGGCAGTCCACCGATTGCAATGACTGCGGCGATGATATTCCGCTGGCACGCTTGAAGATTTTCCCCTACGCCGTCCGCTGCGCTGAATGTCAGGGCTATTATGAAAAGGACCGTGGCTGATCCGATAGACGCGCTGGAAAGCATGATCTGCGACACCCTGCAAGCCGCCCAGGCTGAAGGCGTCGTGTCAGAAGTTCGCGCAAAAATACAGGCATGGCGCGTCAAGTTCGGCGGTGATGAAGTCTATATCGCCCGTCGCGCTCACCTGGTCAGGCAGGCCCGCATTGCCGAATTGGCCAGCAAGGGACTGACGCCTGCTGAAATATCAGCCCGTCTCGGCGTGACCCGGCAAACCGTCCATAACGCCCGCAAATCCTCCGCGATTCTGTAAAAAGTTTCCCCCTGTAAGTCTTGACGCCTGCTGCGCAATGATGCGGCATGGCATACACCCAAACCCAGCTTGACACCATTGAGGCGGCGATCGCTTCCGGGACCCTGCGCGTTGAAATCGACGGGCGGGTGGTGGTGTATCAATCACTGGAGGCACTGACCAAGCTGCGCGACCAGATGAAGGCCGAGTTGGGTGTCGCCTTGCCCGCAACGGCCCGTGGCCGCGCTTGGCGTCCGCTGACGAGCAGCGGGCTATGAGTGCCGTGATTGATTTCGTCAAGGTGGTGGCCGATAAGGTGGCCCCGCCGCGTCCGACGACCGAGGTTCGCCGCTACGACGCGGCCTCCAAGACGGCCCGCATGTCAGGCTGGTTGACCCCGGCCACTGATGCCAATGCCGCGATCATTCATACCGCAACGATTCGGAATCGAGCACGGGATCTGGTCCGCAACAACTCCTGGGCTGCCAAAGGCGTCAATGTCATTGTCAACAACTCGGTCGGCTATGGCATACGCGCCCAATTAAAGGCCGGTTCGCAATTGCGCACCCGTCAGGCGCAAGCCTTGTGGCAAAGACACATGGAAACCAGCGCCATCGATGCAGATGGCATGTTGGACTTCTATGGCTTGCAAGCCTTGGCCATGCGGTGCCTGGTCGAATCCGGCGAAGTGCTGATTCGGATGCGGCCTCGGCGCTTGGAAGACAACCTGCCACTGCCGTTCCAGATTCAGATTCTTGAACCAGACCTGCTGGCCGATGAAGACACGCTGACACCCGAGACGGGTAACTCGATTCATAACGGCATCGAGTTTGATGCGTTGGGTCGTCGCGTTGCCTATCACCTGTATCGGCGTCATCCGGGCGATTTTAGCGTCAACATGCTGCGCTGGATGGCCGAAACGACTCGCGTACCGGCCTCAGAAATCATTCACCTCTACCGCAAAGATCGCCCCGGCCAAGATCGTGGCGTGTCCTGGCTGGCACCCGTTGTCCGCACCCTCTATGACCTTGGTCTTTACGACGACGGCACGCTCAAGCGTGTGCAACTGTCAGCCCTGTTTGCCGGATTTATCAGCAGTGACGACCCCCAGGCATTTGGCGACGAGCTTGAAAGCGAACTCCCTGACTTGCAGCCGGGGACCATGTACCTGCTCAAGCCAGGACAGAACGTGCAGTTTAACAGCCCGCCCCCCGCCAATGATGACCCCGCGTTTCGTGAGTGGATCTTGCGCTCGGTCGCGTCGGGTCTTGGCATTACCTACGAAGCACTGACCGGCAACCTCTCCACCGTCAATTTCAGTTCTGCCCGCATGGGTCA